GTTCGCTAAATACTACTGTCAACTACATGAAAACGCTCAATTTATGGAGCCGTCAAAGAAGGCTGATATGGCAATGGCTCTTCAGGATACTCTCCGAGTGCTTTTTGTTAATGTCACCCGACAACAGCAAGACCATTTTCAATATTCATTCTTCGAATCTCTCAAGGACGGAATGGTATTCAGTCCCAAGTATGAGTCCCGAATGCGCTACTTTAAACCTGTCCACATAGTGGTCATGATGAATCAGGAACCTGATATGAAGTTACTATCGGCAGATCGTTACAAACTCGTAGAGCTAAATTAATTAAAGAATCTATCCAACATCAAAATTCTTAGGTCAGGGGAGCGGAGCGGACCGCAGCCGTGTCTAAGTCTTGGTCTTGGTTTATTCGTTCCAGAATATAGTATTTAACTGGTTTGCACAGAATAAGTTATTAGTCGCTGCGTCTGAGAAAGCAGCTGACTGTGTTGGTTGACACCACATCAAAACGTGAATAGGATAATACGGTTTGGTTGCCGCATGTTGTTCAAACTCCATCATTTTGTTCATCTGAAGGTATCGGTCGATATTCCAGACATTACTATTGTAATTGTCGTTGATTGCTCCAGTGGTTGTTGTGGTGATCGGTGGAACTTGTGTGCCAACTGAAGTCTCTCCATAGGCATTTACTTGTGGATGCATGGTCTTCTTTAAATGCATCAGAATAGTCATTTTGTTCTGACTAATCTTGCTAAATGCCATGTTGTAATCCCAAAGGATTAAGTTATTAACGAAGTCAACTGTGTTGTCTGATGTTTCTCCTAGATTACTGATCCAGAAATCACTTTTTAGTCCATCCCATGTTTGAGTTGGTTCCGGTCGCTTATTTTGCACTACCATGAAGTGCATAGTAATGGGTACAGAATAGCAAGTCTCGATCTTTGCTTGGAATCTGATCCCTCCAACCTTAATTCGGTTTTTAGTTCGATTTCCGTTTTTGAAAGTTAACATCGAAGTATTAATTCCTCCATCAAAGACTGCGTTGGGAAACGTAATGTCATAACCACGCATTGTTTGCTGTGGGGCTTGAATCAAAGACTCAACCTTCTGCAGTTGGTTCCAGCGCCCCACTTTAGTGGTTACCATTTTCCGGTTTACGCTTAGTTTCGTGCTCTTCATGGATTTTCGTCGTCTGTACAGTCCTTGAATTTTTCGAGCAGCAGTTGAGCGCGAATATTTGACGCGCTTTCGCGTGGATCGACTCCGTGAACGAGATCTTTTTTGAATCATGATTCAATTTTCTCGGCATCAAATTTATGAACTCTCAAAAACTCTGGGACTGATTTTGTTGGCATCAAATTTAAGTCGTGTATCAAAGAAGAGGGGAGCATTATTACCCCCTCTTCAATACACGATACACTCTCATAAAATCTCAGTCATGTCGTCTGCTAAGCATTGGTGTTTTACTTGCAATAATTATACAGATGCCGACTTGCTCCGGTTACGCTCAGTCTTTGCGCAAGGGAAAGTTATCTTCCTCGTATGGTCGCAAGAAGTTGCCCCGGAAACCGGCACTCCCCATCTCCAAGGTTACGTCGCTTTTAAAAAGCAAACACGTCTCGCCGCCGCTAAAGAAGTTCTTGGCGTCGCAGCCCATCTTATCGTTTGTAAAGGTTCTCCCCAAGACAACTACACCTATTGTACAAAAGGTGGAGTCGGTATAGAAGAATTTGGTACTCTTCCTGCTAAGAAGGCTTCTCGTTCGGATCTCTCTGATTTCATGGACGCTGTCAAATCTGGTGTTCTTGACAAGAAGCGACTCCGTGAAGAATTCCCTGATGTCTGTTCGAAATATCCTCGATTCGTCGTTGATTACGTTGGAGACCACACTCCACGTCCTGAAGTTGAGGTATTCCCTCTCTATGAGTGGCAGCAAGACCTCTACGACTATCTTAAACTCCCTCCCTCTGATCGCGAAATCATTTTTATTGTTGATAAAACGGGTAATCGCGGCAAAACGTGGTTCGCTAAATACTACTGTCAACTACATGAAAACGCTCAATTTATGGAGCCGTCAAAGAAGGCTGATATGGCAATGGCTCTTCAGGATACTCTCCGAGTGCTTTTTGTTAATGTCACCCGA